GGCTTAACGAGTTTGTTGACAGATTAAACGCCAAATCCTTCAAGGTTTTTTCAAGTTGTAAGCATTGGCTTAGAACGGTGCCGTCATTGCCGGCAGACCCAAAAAGGATAGAAGATATAGATACCAAAGCAGAAGATCATTTGTTTGACGCCACAAGGTATGGGTTGATGCACAAGCGAGCGAAGTCTAAAAAACCTAAACCAAAGAAAACTGATCCTAATCCATTTACTCTAGAATGGTTAGATAGGTTATCAGAACTTTACGAGGATTACGATGTCTGATTTAGAATTTAGTGGAATTTCTTCTACATTCCCAGAAGTTTCTACCTCTTCAAAGGGGTTGATACGGGAATTTCAAAACAATGTTGCTTTGTCATACAGAAAATGGAAACGACATTACAAAGAAATAGAACACAGTAGAAGGTACGCGCTTGGTAAAACCACGTGGCGTTCTCAAACTATAAGCGCTGGCCAAGCTAATCAAGAAGCTGGCCGAATTGTTAAAGGAAATATTATTCACGCTACGTTACAGAATATTCTTCCTTTAATTTACGCTAAGAATCCAGAAATAAGTGTAAAGCCAAACGAGCATGTAGACCCAAGCGGTTACGAGTACAGAACAGCTGACTTATTTTCTAATACTCTTGAAGTGGTTCTTAACAGCTGCCTCAAGAAGGCTGAACTAAAGCGTATAGCTAAGCAGGTACTACGGTCTTGCATGGTTAGTAAGATTGGTATCATTAAAGTAACTTACCAGAGAGATTACATAAAAGACCCTTTAGTTAGCAGGCAACTAAACGACGCGCAGGAAAGTTTAGCCACTCTTATAGATACCATTAAAAAGGAAGATACTGTAGATTCTCAAGATAAGGACGCTCTAGTACAAGAGCAGAATATGATTGTTGAGAGTCTTGAGGCACAAGCCACGGTTCTACGACGCGAAGGATTAAACTTAGGGTTTGTTCGTCCAGAAGATTTTCGTATGGATACATCTCTAGATTCTTTGCAGGATTATAAGCAAGCTAGATGGATGGCCAATAGAACCTGGATGACCCCAAAAGAGGTTATGTCACGGTTTCAACTTGATAAAAAGGGTATAGAAAAGTTTACTACTTACCGTAGAAACCAGAACGGTATACCTCAAAGGTTAACCAGAGATGCAAGTACTGGCGATTCCGAGGATGTAGCAATCGCTATAGCGATATGGGAATACTGGGATAAAGTTACACAAACAGTATACACTTGGGCAGAGGGCGGAGAAGATTACGTAAAGACTCCATTCCATCCTGCTAAAATGGGCGATTGCTGGTTCCCGTTCTTCATCCTAGGTTTAAACTGGATTGACGGAGAAGAGTGGCCAATATCTGACGTAGATCTTTTAGAAAATCTACAAGACGAATACATGACAATCAGAACCCAGGCTGCAAAGCACAGGGATTTGTCTGCGCCGTTTTATGTGGCCGACTCTAGTAGAATAAATTACGAGGATATAGAAACGTTCTCTAACGCTACTATCGGTGATATAGCTTTGATTAATGCTTCTGGCGCCGGTGTTAATACCGTATTTCAGCCAGCAGCTACCCCACCGTTTAATCCTATGATATACGACACGTCTTCTATACGGTCTGACATAGAGTGGATTAGTGGTCTTGGTGATGCAGCTCGCGGTTCTGTTTCTAGATCAAAAACGGCTACAGAAGCTAATATATTGCAAGAAGGTTTATCTACCAGAGTTAACGAGAAGGTAGATCTTTTAGAAGAGTGGTTAACCGATATGTCAAGGTTTGCTGCTGAGATATTGCTCCAAGAAATGTCTCCAGAAATGGTTTTGCAGGAAGCTGGTAAAAACGCTTTTTGGCCGCAACTAGATAAGCAAACGTTATACGATAAAGTAAACATCGAAATCAGAGCCGGTAGTACTGAAAAACCTGATAAAAATGTAGAGCAGATGCGGTGGATTGAGGTTATGCCAATCATAATGCAAAACATCGACGCTATACAGATGATGAGAGCTCAGGGTATACCGGATGAGTTTAATCCGTTCATTAACCTAGTAAAGGAAACATTTAAGAGGTTCGACGAAAGGATAGATATTACTAAATTCATACCGCCTATCCCACAAGATATAATGGAATACGCATCTCAGAACGAGCAGGTACAAGCAGCTATGCAAAGCGGCGGAAATAGGTATGGTGGTCAACAGGCAGGACAGCCGCCATCACCAGCAGGTGGTAGAGCAAATCCTGGATATGTTCAACAGGAGAACGCTCCAGCAAACCGTGTAAACCAAAGGTCTAGAAATAGGCATAGAACGCCTGAAGAGACAGGCCAATAAGGGAGAAACAGATGGCTAAACCAGCGCCAGAACTGAGTAACGAAGAACTTTTCGATTCAACAAAAGATGTGCTATCCCAAGCTTTTGACGGCTTACAGCAGGAGAAAGAGGGAAGTGACGGCGAAGATATAGAGTTAGACTTAGAATCATCTCCAACTTTTGACGAGGCTCAAAAAGAGCAGGAAGCCAGCAAAGATGAACCGGTTGAAGAAGTTAAAAAAGAAGCAACCGTTGATGATAGGCCTGATGAAGAGGTCGTTGAAAAAGTTGAAAGCAAGGAAGAAGAAAAGACTGATGATGTAAAAGAGGTCGAGCTGTCTGATGACGAAATATTAGATAACCTAAAGCCAAAAGCTCAAGAAAGGTTTAAAGATCTAGTATCTCGTAATAAGGATTTAGAAGGTCGAATAGAAGAATTGAGCCCATCACAAGCTATGGCCGAACACGTTCTAGGCTCTGGAACACAGCCAGATCAACTCAACTTCGCGTTAGATATTTTCAAGTCTTTAAACTCCGGCGATTGGGATAGCGCTAGATCTGCTTTATCCAAGCTTGATCAATTTTCTAATGTTGTAGCTGAAAGGTTGGGTGTACAAGGCGCTGAAGAAAATGACAAATCTTCTTATGGAGATTTCGAGGATTTATCGAAAGCTGTAGATGATCTTGAGATGTCTGCAGAATGGGCTAATAAACTGGCCACTCAGAGGATTCGAGATAATTCTGTAAACCAATCTAGACAAGCTTTTAACCAGCAAAGTGAAGAAAACATTAGGCAGCAGCAAAATTATGATACTGAGCAAGAAACAGCTTACAATGCTATCAAAACCTGGGAGGATGGTATTAAAACATCTGATGCTGACTTTGAATCGAAACGTGATATAATGTTAGACATTGGTGAAAAGATAGCTAACTCCGGCGTGAGCCCCAGTAGTTGGCTCCCTCTTCTCCAAAACGAGTACGATGTTCTTACAAGAGGTATGTCACTTGCCTCTAAAAGAACAAACGCTAGTAAACAGGCTGGGCCTCTAGCTCCCAGCAGTTCAGGTGGCGGATCTGTTGACAGTGCTGAATTGAAAACTGCGGAGGTTACTCCAGAGTTTTTACAGCATCATCTCGATCAATTACACGGCAGGTAAAGGGTGTAATAACTGGAAATCACCCGACCAGTAGCACTAGACATGCATTCGTGCGGCAAACCTGTAAATAGACTAACTACTTAATCAACTTAAAGGAAATATCTTATGGCAACTAACACTGCCCTAAACAGTAATGATATTACCCAGCTGGGTTATGTAGCTCTTCAGAACTATCTGAAAAATAAACCTATCGATCAGGTAGCTCAGGAACGTCCTTTGCTAAAAGCTCTTACGGCTAAGAAAAAGCCTTGGGGTGGCGGTAAAGAGAACATTGTTGAGCAGCTGCGAACAGGATATGACAGTAACTTCCAGTGGTTTGGTGAACATGCAACTACCAAAAACACTACGGACACTGTCACCTATAACACTCGCGATACCGTACGTCAAGCGTACTGGCCGTGGTGTTCTGCGCACGATGGTTTCTATTTCACTGAAGACTTCTTGCTCGGTAACGGTATTATCGTTACAGATTCCGCACCGCGGAATTCTTCGTCTGCTGGCCTAGTCCAGCTAACCAACATCTTCAACGAAGGCATGGAAACTCTGCGCCTTGGTTTTGAAGAGATTCTTGATCTTTCGCTTCATTTGGATGGTACTATTGACCCAGGTGGTTCCGGTACTAGTTCTAGTGGTCGTATCATAAACGGTCTCGACTTTATTGTTGATATCAAAGATGCGTCTAGCGTCGTTGGCGGCATTACAAAAACTGCCCATACCGGCTCTAACTACTGGAACAACCATTGGAACGACGGTACTGGCTTGGATATTAATGATGCCGCAGGTACTGGTATTGCGAATGCTGATCTAATAGATTCGATGACGGCAATGTGGCGTGAGTGTCAGAAAAACGGCGGAAGCCCTGATCTGATTCTTGCGGGTTCTACCTTCATTGATAATTTCAGAGCAGCAGCTGATACGGCTGTATCGCGTTACGCGGTTCAACCAACTCAGCAAGCTCAGATGCCTTGGAATCTAGATCCTTCTGTCGAAGTCAAGAACAGTGGAACTTTCACTGGTCTTTATTTCCAGGGTGTTCCAATTCTTTGGGATCCTTCGTTCGATGGTGGATGTACTACGAAAGACAGCTCTGCTACTTATGCTTGGAAGCGTCGCTGCTACTTCCTCAACACCAATCATCTTGCTCTTCGTCCTATCGAAGGCAACGATATGGTTGCGAGAAAGCCGCCGCGTCAGTACAACAAGTACGAGTACTACTGGGGTATGACATGGCGTGGTTCTTTGACGGCTAACCGTCTGAACTGTCATGGCGTTCTTTGGTGTGCTGCGTAAAACCTTTGGGAAAGGGGGAGCCTGATCGCTCCCCCCGACCCTTTTTTATTGGGAGATATCATGTATCAAGTT